CCATCTACAAACAATGGAACCCTTGATTTATCAACTTTTGCAGCTCGTCTAGGTTCGTCAGCTCGTATTCCTATCCAATCTGAATTTTCGTCATGTTTCCATCCTAAATCTTTTAAGTACCTATTTAAAGTTCGAATTTTAAGTTCAGCCGTACAAAACCTAGTTACCGGATTTGGCAAGTATTTTTTGTACTCAATAAGCATTTCAAATGGTTCCCCATTTCTGCTGGCTGTATTGAAATCGACCTCCTTATACCTTGGGTCTCCATTTCTATATTCCAGCCAACTAATTGGAACATTCCAGTTTTCTTGGCAATCTTTAACAAATTCTAAGGTGGCTTCATCTTCCTTTCCGGTATTAGCAAAACAAACTTTTGCCATATCAGGCAAGCCATTGTTGCTTTGCAATACCCTCCAGAGCAAATACCCAGAGGTTCTTCCACCGGAAAAACTGATGACAGTTGGTTCGGTTATTTTAAACGGGTCGGTCACCGTAGTAACCTTTCTATGGTGTCATTCAGTACCGTCATTTCAGTCTTTTTCAATACGTTCCAAATAGCCTTGCGACCGTGGATGCCGTTGTGGTTCCCTTGGTGGCAGTCCTTACAAAGCGGTATACAGGTGTACTGGAGCCCCTGCTCTATGTGGTGGGCATCAGAGGGTTCTGAGGCTCCGCAGACCCCGCAAGGCAAGGATTTGACCGCTGCCAAGTGCCGTCTCTGAGGGGCTGTGAGCTTATTGTTCACGCAACCTAGACTTTCTCAAGCAAGTGGTCTTGCAACCGCAATGGGGTTCTTTCTTGTAGTCCGGTAGAAACCCAAACTTCATGTCTAGGTACTTGGCCTCTATTTCCCGGAGAACTTTACAGTCTATGCCCATGACCAGCCTATCTCGGCAACCGTGGCATTGCAGATCAAAGATCCGCGAGTCCTTTTCGCACTTTTCACAGGTCACTTAGGCTTTCCCATGCGCGTCTAGCCACTTCTGAAACTTGTCCGTTTCCAAGGGCTTTAAGTCTGTCCACCCCATCGGCCACCCCATTAACCACTCTATCCACTCCGGGTTCGGTTTCCCAGATTTTTTCTCTGCGTCCCGCAATGCTTGGTTTATTGGATATTGGGCTGGTTGTCCTGACTTTCTGATTGGAACCCAATTCTCTTGAGTCCCTCGATTCCCCATGTTCGCGTCTGGTGTAGGCCATTTCGGAACCTTGCCCTGAGATTTCCTGACATCCCGTCCCGCTATTACAGACGCTTCCTGTAGGCTTACTCGACCCTCTTGCCACGCCTTCCTCATTATCCTTACCGTCCCTTCGCAAGGCATCATTGATGCTGTTGGAGTAGGCCAAAATCCAGATTCTGTCTCGTTGGTGAGGTGCGCCAACGTCTGCTGCTCCCAACACTCCCCACTTTGCATCAAACCCCATCTGGGCCAAGTCTCCAAGTACGACTCCAAGTCCCCTAGAAGTGAGCATTGGTGAGTTTTCCACAAAGACGTACTTGGGTCGTACTTCGTGAATGATCCGTGCCATTTCTCGCCACATTCCGCTTCGTTCTCCGTCAATCCCTGCTCCTTTACCGGCGGCTAAGATGTCTTGGCAGGGAAAGCCGCCAGATACGACATCAACAATTCCTCGCCAAGGTTTTCCGTCAAAGGTTTGTACGTCATCCCAAACCGGGAAAGGCGGGAGAAGCCCGTCATTTTGTCGGGCGCACAGTACGCTTGCGGGGTAGGGCTCCCATTCGACTGCGCAGACTGTTCTCCATCCGAGGAGATGTCCCCCAAGTATTCCTCCACCAGCACCCGCGAAAAGAGCCAACTCATTCATGCGACCTTGACCGATCCGCGCATCACCGCGCTCTTAAAGTCTTGCGGGTGGGTGAACTGGCTCTCATCAATGCCCAGCTCTCTGCCTTTAGCCTGAATCCCCGCCCAAGTCTCATGCCACTCTTTACCTTGGACTACCCCCGGCAGGGTGACCTTTAGCTCGTCAGACCACCTCTCCTGACGCAAAAAGGTGGCGGGGTAGGGGATAAACTGACCATCGTTCTTGCGCCATTGATCAGACCGGCATTGGGCTTCGATGGCCTCTAGTAGCTCGGCTAACTCTGGACGGATCTGGTCGGTCTGCTTCCAAGCCTTCCTCGCGTCACCCTTGGCTACCTTCTTAGGGTAAGCCTTCCAAAAGGTCTCAAAGTCAGTCATTCTCACGCTCCCGTATTGACTTGGCGGCTTCCTTGCTGACATAGCTCGCAAGTTTGGCGCACTCGGCTCTCTCGTACTCCACGGCCTTCTTAATCGCCCGGACAACGTACTCTGAGGCGCTTTGCTTGACCTCGGAGACCACGGTCTCAACCAGCTTACCCAGTTGAGCGTCCGAGGCCGTCCACAGGGGTTTAATCAGGTCTCCTTGGGTGCGTATCATGCCTACGCCCAAGGCCAAGTTCTCTATATCTTCGCGATTCATTTTTTCACCTTAATCTGAGCCGCAAGCTCAAGACCTACCTCGCGGTAGTCCCGGTCGTAGTCCTCAACCTCAACCTCAATCTCACGGGCGCAAGCCTCGCGGGTCGTGGTCTCGACTAGGTTCGCCAAAGCCATCAAGAACTCGTCAGGACTCAAGCCCTGCGGGACTTTGGCGATCAAATTGCCTACATCTTCAGTATTCATAAAATCTCCGTTTTGGGTAGATTATCTGTTTTAGAAACTGTTTGCAAGAAATTTAACGGCTACTTTTTAGGTCTCCAATCGGTTGAGTCCCAGTTTCCTTTCCCGTGGTTACACTCGTGACACAGTATTTGTAGGTTTTTGATGTCTAAAGCGTAGCTGGGCCACAATTTTCTTGGTTTTATATGGTCTACGTTCATTACTGCCCCGGTAGCTGGTGTTGCCCCGCAACACATACATTTTGCCCCGTATTTTTTTAAGGCTTGCATCCTTAATTTGCGCCATTCAAAGGTCTGCAAAAAATCATCTGACGCAACTTTCGCCAGTTCTGGGTCAATTGTTTTAGGTTTTGTATAGGTTTTTGATTGGTAAGTTTGGCGTTTTGTTGGGCTAACTTTGCGGTTGGATCGGCTTTTGACCAAAGCAATTAAAAGTTGCTCATACTGAATTGGGCTAATTTCTTTGTTTGCGTGTTTTTTGGCCCAATTACGCTTTAAGGGGTAACACAATCCAATTATTTGAGCTTCAGCTCTAGTTAATGCGTTTAAGTGGCTATTACCCCTAGTTCTTTGTTCTAAGTAAGCTCTTAGATTCATGTAGGTATACCTATCCGATGGGTTCAGACAATGCCCCGCTAAACCCCGCCCGTCATGGTGAGGTTCAGCATTGCCTATCCGATTGGGACTAGATCAACGCCCAGAATTCGCTGCTTCCTCCACCTCGGTCAATTCCGGTAGACCGCTGCGCTCTGATGGACTTACCCCGTTCGGTAGCGCAGATTCTCTCGTTAGCCCCACCCAACGTATCAAGCCAAAGATAGCGGGCTAACCAGCGGAATTGCCCAATAAAAAACCCCCTTGTGAGGACTTGGGCTTGACAGGCCAGCATCGGGACAAGAAACGATGGCAACAAGCCCTCACAGGGAGGTTCTTCTCTTGTCCAAATGCCGGGGTGTCAATTCCGACCGTTTTATTGTATACGGTTTCCAATAACTCCCAAGATAGATTAACCCCACAAGTTGTGGGGGAATATCAAATAATTGATAAAAAGATGCAGATACCTCTTGCAAACAGTTTACTAATCGTTCTATGATTCTCCTACGGTCACTTGATCGCAAACAACCGGAGAGAATAAATGCAAAAAATTATCAAACTGTGGGTTTACCAAAACGATGACGGTTCCTTTATGGGCGAATCAGATTCTATTTGTATCAACACCAACATCCCAGAAATCGCAGACACACCCATCGAGTTCTGGGGCGATTCTAAAAATTGCGTAGTGCAACAGGTTTTGAGTTACCTTAAAGCAAAAGGTCAACACGGAATTTTGCGTATTGTCTAATTAACCGGGGGCTTTGGCCCCCACTATCGGAGAGAATAAATGATTGAGTTCTACACCACCCCACCTGATGTGTCAGTCCGACACCTAAACATCCAAGATCAAATTGATGAGCAGTACGCCATGCGTGACGTACTCGATAACCTCGACCGCGACATGACTTTCGAGGAAGAAGATCAATACGACCTAATCAATAAAACCATCAAACAACTTGAGGAGAGCTTGTATGACTGACGCAGAACACCACCAGCAACAGTTGGAACAACAGGAACAAGAGGAAAAGATAACTATCCAGCACCTAGACTTAATTGCTTACAAGTGTCTAGGCGTTGCCCAAGCAGTTCGTGACCTGAGTTTTATGCGTGACCCGGAGTCGTTTGAGAAGTCTAGAGCCCGCTTAATCGAGCTGGCAACTGAGTTTGATAAAACAAGGAGAAAGTACGATGAGCAAAGCACCAAGCACTAAGATTGAAAAAGTAGCGCACCATTTACTTACCAAGAAAAAAATAACAAGCTGGGAGGCGATTATGTTGTACCGCGCGACACGCCTAGCTGACATTATTTTTACCTTGCGTAATGAGGGGTGGTTGATCAACACCATAATGCTTCAGCACGATAAGACACGTTACGCAGAATATATTTTGATTAAGGCGAAACGAAATGACTAAAGACGAATTTGGTGATCTAATAGGTGGCGCTCTACTTGCGCTAGTAGCAATAATGGCAATGTTTATCTAAGGAGAATAACTTGAATACAGGCATAGTTAATATCAGAGGTAAAGAGTATCAGACCGTAGCGTTGCGGGTTCAGAAGTTCCGCGAGGCTCACCCGGATTGGGAACTGTCTACCGAAATAATCAAGGCAGACGATACCGTGGTGATCATGCAAGCTCGGATCTACACAGACCTAGGCAAGTGCATCGCTACGGGTCACGCAGAGGAGTTCAGAGCCTCTAGCCAGATCAACTCAACATCCGCTTTAGAAAACGCAGAGACCAGCGCAATTGGTCGATGCTTGGCGGCTGCGGGTTGGGGTGGCATGGAGTTCGGTTCCGCGAATGAGGTTCAGAACGCTATCCACCAGCAAGCTACGCCTAAGAAACGTGCGACCAAGTCTAAAGAGGAACTGGTCAAGCTGATCAATGAGGCATCGAGCCCTGAGATCCTATCGGTGTTTTGGAAAGCTCTGAGCCCGGAAGAACGTGAACTGGTTAGGACTGAGGCCGCGCACAAGGGCGCAGAACTAAAGGGGGCTAAAGATGCGTGAGGCCAACCCATTCCAGCTTGATGGGAACTGGTGGAACGACCGGCTGGGCAAGCTCACGGCTTCGCGTATGGCGGCGGCTATGAACTTTCTAAAGTCTGGTAAGGAATCCACCGAGCGCGAGAACCTACGGTATGAAATTGTCGCGGAACGGATCACCAATACCTTTGCGGATAAGTACACCACCTCGGACATGGAGTGGGGAGTTGAACAAGAGGCTGCGGCAAAGGAAAGGTTTGAAAGTGTCTGTGGCCTGATAGTTACGGACACTCGGTTCATAGACCACCCGCGTATACCCTTTTTGGGCTGTTCACCTGACGGATTCGTGTCTGACGGATGCTTGATTGAGATCAAATGCCCCAAGACCAAGACCCACATGAAGTACATAGCCAACCAAGAAGTCCCTGCGGAATACAAACCTCAGATGACCTTACAGGCGGCGGTCACGGGCAAGGCGGTCTGGTTCGTTTCCTACGACCCGCGTATGGGTGAGGGCAAGGACTTGTTCATCAAGAAGTTCAAACCCACCCCGGAGGAGATCAAGGTGGTCGAGGACGCAGCCGAGCAGTTCTTGGCTGAGTGTGATGCGCTCTTTGATTTCTATAACAACAAAGCAGTTTACTTTGATAAGGATTAAAAATGTTACTAATTGGATTAGCTCGTATAGGTAAAGACCCAGCAATTCGCTACACCGGTGATGGAAAACCGGTCATGGATCTATCTCTAGCTATGGACTACGGTAAAAAGGGTGCGGACGGAAAGCGCCCTACGCAATGGATCTCCGCAACCATGTGGGGTGACCGCGTGGAGAAGCTCCAATCTCACCTAATCAAGGGCCAGAGCCTCTTTGTGACGCTGTCTGAGCCCCACCTTGAGGAATACAAGCGCAAGGACGGAACGACCGGTACTTCGCTCAGGGCGCGGTTAAATGAGTTGGAGTTTGCCGGGGCTCCAAAGGACAAGGTACGCGATGAGCCAAAAGAAAACTTTGACTCCACCGGCCTAATTGATGACATTCCTTTTTAGGGGGACTTATGGAAGATATTTCTTCGATGATCATTAAGATTGACCTAAACCTGTCGGAACTAAAGCGCTTGACCAGAACCCCGGCGTTTGCCGATAACGAAAAAATTACGCAGATTATTTTGGATATGCGCTGGCAGTTATCGCAAGCCCTGACCTCAATCGGAAAATCAGATGCCGGACAGGATTAAGTGCTGGGCGCTTAAAGACTCGCGAGGCCGCTACGTTCAGATAGAACATGGTGCGATGCCGCAAGAAGCCTTTAAGAACTTGACATTTAGAACTCAGCGGGCGGCTAATGAATGGCTTAGTCGGAACTTGTATTGGTATTACAAGGCCAAACCAGTTCAGGTAATAGTCAACATCAAGGAGGTAGGTGAACCATGACCTTTATTTCTCACTTAGTCGCTGCCGACATTTGGTTTTTTATTTTGTGGATGATTGCGATGATTGCAATGGTCTGCTTTGTTTGCTCACAAAAGGAAAAAAAAGATGAAAAGACTACTGATAGTTCTCGCCCTAACTGGGTGCGCCACAAACCCCGTTGATCAATCTGTACCGCCACCGGCTCAGAAGCTCATCGTGGATAAAGAAGTCCACGCCATGACCCGTTTGGAGACCGCCAACGCCATCCAAGACTGTCAGGCGGCTAGGACTAGGGCTGTGGTGATTTACGGTCGCAGGGCCGTGGGAGGGGTGACTCGGGACGTAGTTATCGATGTAACTTGCGCCCCGCTGTACTAAAAAAGAACCCCCAAAAGGGGGTCGTAAGGCCCGTAAGGGCAAAGAGAAAGCGTCTTAACTGTAAGCCCTCGTCCCCTGCCGGTCAATGATTAGACTCTGACCGCGTGGGGACGTTTCCGGGGTGTTTGGGACGCTGATATGAGTCCATGAGTCGAACTCTAGGATGATCTGGTCAAAGGGCACAGAGGCCGCTATACAAGCCTCTACGACCTCTCTAGGTTTCATGCCGGGAACCCGTAGGTCTGCCGCACAGCCAAGCCGGTGCTGGGAGGTGTCTTTAGACCCCGCCGCGTCATTAACCTGTTTTGACCGGTAGCCTGAGTTGATCATTACGGGTTTCCCCCCAACCGCAGACTTAACCTTTTCCAGTAGCTCCGCGAGACGGATCAGGTTTTCTTTTTCCGCATTTGAGGGGATATTGAGCCAGCCGTTACGCTCGGCGGTCTCGCTTCGGGTCAGTTCCTCGTAGGTAAAGTGTTCGGATAGGTTCATTTCTTCTCCAAAAGATCATCTAACTGTTTGCTCTTTTCCTTGGAACCGGCGCTAGATCCAAAGTAGTAGGACAGGATCTGGGTAACCGCAGCCGATAAAACGCCCAAGATATAGATCAAGATGTCCTTGGCGGCTGGCTTGACCTCAATAAAGATTAGGATCGCAAAGAGGATAAACGACAGGGTAATGACCCCCAAGCTCAGTATTGAGTTGATGTTCTTGGTAATAGGGTGGACATCCGCAGAAGCCATTGCCGCCTCTCGACCGCGAGCTGAGTCCCGGTCTTTGGCCTCAATTTCCATCTTTTTAACGTCAGCCTCTAGGTGGGCAAGCTCACCCTTTTGAGCCAGTTCCAAGAGTTTGGTCTGGGCTTCAGCTTTGGCGGCAGGGTCGGGCAGTACGCGGTCTAAAACTTTCTCGCCAATCTTTAGGATGGTATCTAAGCCAATCATTTTTTCTCCTTCGCTAAAATAGTTGAGGCAATCTGCAACATGGTTTTTGCTTGGTCTAGGTTGGCTGGCGGTGTAGCCCAGCCCACGGTAATCTGGCCTATGAAGCGGCTATGGTCAGGGGGAACGCTCACCCTACACCCAAAGGTCATGCCCTTTTCGATGTACCAGAGTCCCACCTCGGACTGCGCGGCCTTGTACTCCCCGCAAGGGATCTCGTTAGCCATGAGCGCAACTACGTCCTTATTATTGCTGGCGTTGCTCGTAAATAGGCCAACGTCTAAACCTTCCATAGTTTTGTCCCTGCCCTCTTTTGTGTAGGCGCGGTACAAGACCCGCGAGCCAATCAGGGGATTGACCTTGAAGATAGCGACCACTTGGGCGTTGGTGTGCTTAAAGAGGTGGGTAGCCGCGTCATCGACCCGCCCCTCGGCTATCTGGGGTAGCTTCTGATGTTCCTTGTAAGTCCCAACGATTAGGTCTTTATGGTCGTAGACGATGTACCCCGCAAACGCTAGGATCGCCATCAGGATCAGCGCAAATAGCTTAAACGGGCTATCCACATAGTTTAAGACCTTGGTCAGCGTATCTTGGCGCTCGCTCACAGGTGACCCTTGTAGATGTAGTAAAGGGTGACTAATAGGGTAGCCATGCCTACCGCGTAGACTTGGACTGACCGCCAGCGTTTAAGGTCATCGGTCAGCTCTTGCTTATTGGTTCTGGCCTCGTTTTGCATCTTTTCTTTTAGGTCTAAGACCTTGCCAAACTGGATACGGCCCTCGTCCTCGCCAAACTGCTGGCAAAGTAGTTCCTTGACCTCATCTTCCATCTGTTTGATTCGATATAACCGTCTCCACTCAGCCATTGCGGTCATAATCGTGATTTCGTCAGTCTTGGTCTTAGTCTTTAACTTATAGGCTTGGCGGGCTTTTAGTTCCGCAACGCCAAAGTTTTGGATGGACTCTACTGCTTGGCTGATCTCACGACCAGACTTGATGGCAGACTTTATGCCTTGGGTAGCCTGTTGAGCTGCCGTAATGATTGGGTCTATGTCGCTCATAATTCATTTGTCTGCCTTGTCGTTTAGACGATCATATAGCGACCCGATTAAACTCTCTATCTTGTCAAACCTTGCGCTCATCTCGACCCTGACCTCTCGCAAGTCATCCCTGCGGACATAAAGCTCACGCAGTTCTTTTTCTATCTCATGGGTGTTCTTACGCAACTCCTTTAAGGAGTCCCATATCTCGCGGGCAAACCAGCCCAGCGCAGCCAAGACACCACCCAACCCAATATTGATAACGGTCTGCCAATCCATATTAGGTTTTCATTATGTAGCACAAGGCATAGTACGGTGGCAGATTGGCGTTAGTTCCTGAATTACCAGCAGAATCTACCGTAGTTGCAACAGTAATTCCTGTTGTTTTTGTGGACGTGTCGTAAGTGGTAACACCACCTGTATTATTTGTTTGACCTAAATAGTCGGATGAACCTCCTGCATCTCTTGATTCTACTGAGTGGAAGTGACCCGGATCAGTAACAGCAGATGTAGCTGTGTGTGTATGGGTTACGACGATAGCGTTAGCAGAGCCTCCGGTAGCGTCTACCGCATAGGTTGATCCAGCGCCGACAATAAACTTGTCTCTTAGGTCAGGCGTTCCGTTAGATCCGTTACACAGGACATAGCCCGCAGGGATAGATCCAATCGAGCCAGACCACAAAAAGATACCGCCCGCAGGGATTGGGGTAGCCGCCGGTGGGGTTGCGCCAATAATTCCGTAAAGGTTGTCGTAGGTCTGAATAGTTACGTCTGAGGAATCTTTTAGGATGAACTTATAGAAGTACCCCTCAAGCAACCAAATGTCGTTAGGAGGTCTACCGCTTGTCCCTAGAATAATTGGGTTGGCGTTAGCCGTGAGCCCAGAACTACCCGTATAGGTTGCTAGTGGCGTACTCGACCCAGCCTGATAGGTGTAAATCTTACCGGCGTTTAGCGGTGCGCCATTGTTATCAAAAAACTGAAATCCGTTGCCGATTGGCGAAAGATTGACTGCCATGATTAGTCCTCTTTATTTTTTTCCGTAGTCTAAAAACTCACGAATTTTTTTCATTTTTGCAACTTCTTGTTTCTTTTCGTACCCTTTTTTTGCTAACGTCAGCAATGGAAGCGGTACACCAGTAAACATATATTGACCGCCCATTTCAGTCATTGCAGCTAATAATTGAGCAGCAGTTCCAGATGGATTAACCGTGTCTCTTGGTGTTGTCTGCAATTCTTTAACTGCGTCGTTAATTGTTCGATATTGTTCAGCACCCTTTTTACCAAACAAAAATTCTAACTTTTTGCTTTTGTCTAAA